GACCATCTCTGACGCTACTGTAAACAACCTCGTGCTTGAGAAATTAACCAACCCTGGCATTCTCACGCTGCGCGCACTGGCTTGGGGAATTAATCGACCGCCGCTGGAGGTGGCTGCCGCAGCTCTAGGTGTAGGAAGCGAGGATAAAGAATTCGCTAAGAGCCTCTTCGTTCTTTTATGGGAACTCTACGAACAGAAATCACCCACCGAGAAAGCGTACATCAACAGACTGCTACAAATGATAAAACGCGAGCTGTCGTCTTAGGCTGCAATCGTCATGAGAATTTCTTCTGTATAAGCTTCACACGCTTTGTGAAATTTCCCCGTCAGACAAAAACACTGGTTCAGGATTTCGCTTCGCGTAGCGGCCCCGACGGGGGTTGAGCTATCGAGCACCACACAAAGCTGAAATAGAAGATCCGCCACTTCTGGATCGTCGTGTGTAATGCGTGAAACAAGGTCACGCGCGTGAGAAGCTGTAAGACTAGACTTGTCCATGTGGCTGCACACCCTTCCAAATTTAGAATTACGAGGGCAGTTATAACACAAGCGGGAGACTTGGGCTTGTACGCCATAGTACACCGAACGCCCCGCTTTCCTAGAAAGTTTTTTGACAGAGAATAGTGTTGATTTTGGTTAAAACGCTAAGGAAAACAGTTAACTATTTGACCTTGCGAGAGATGATAGATGTTCGTCGCTCAGGCTTCCTTGCAATGCCGCGACGTTTGATAAATTTCAACAGTGTTGGGTGGGCAATCCCGATCCTGGTGGCCGCTGCTTTGAATGTCGGGGTGATTGCTAATGCGGTTTTCACTAATTCAACATGGGTACTACCGGCTAACTTTTCGCACAGTTCCTTTTTCACTCTAAGGACATCACATGCCAGCTCTTTATTATCAAGCCGAGTGGCGATCTCCAATGCGCGTTCGGTCTGACATAGACCATGTACCGCATCGGATTCGGAAACAGCGAGTGCGTGAGTAAGTAACGCCCGCGCTATTTGTTCTTGAGTGTCTAGTGCTTCCAAGGCAGCAACAGCCAATAAGGACGACTTCACTGCTTCGGGATAGTCTCTCTTTGCAAGACAAATCCCTGCTCGCTGATCGTGCGTGAGACCGGTGTATAAAGAATTCCCTGATCGGGTTAGGAACTCAAGGGCTTGATCGACCGCCGCTAACGCGTCATCAAAAAGGTTAAGGTCTTTGTAGAGACCGGCGATGTTGTTTGTGATGGCGAAAACATGGTCCAAGTTGCCCGATTGTTCGTACCAGTATCGCGCCCCCTCGTATTCAATCAAGGCCTGATCGCGCTCTCCGAGTTCCTGAAGGAGCATTCCCTTTTGGTGGAAAAACTTCCCTTTGGCGTAGGGGTTTATATGTTCTACGAGCGAGCTGATTGCATTCAGAGACGCCAGCGCCTTTTCGCGATTGTTGCCCTCAACTACCGCATAAGCAAAGTGCACAGCAAAACGCGATTCATCTGTTGACGGCGTAATGCTGTCGAGCAGGCTTCGCGCCTCGTTAATTTCGCCTATTTGCCAGTAGGCCCGTGCCAGCAATGCTCGCGCTTTTTCTGAAATCTCCCCGCTAAATTCCCGCGCCGCTTGGCTCAGAAGGTCTTTCGCCGCCTCGGGTTCTTGACGAACCTTGATAGCACCTTCGACCAACATCCGCCCTGGCCCCGTTAGGCTAAGACACATTTCTTGCGCCTCAGCCAGCTTGCCCGACTCGCAAAGAGCAAAAGCTTCCAGCGTCTTAGGTGTAGCCGTGGCTACCAAGTGGTACAATCCCTCCTGCTTACCGTCGCTTACAGTTGTCCATTCCTTTGGAGGTGATAATGAAACGCTTACTCGCATCCGTTGTGGTGTTGGCTGCTTTGTGTGTCGCGTCGTTTGGCGGAAACATCCCTGCGCCGCCGTGCCCTGGTTGCCCGCCGCCGGACTGTACCGACAACTGCCTAATGGCTACCGAAACGGAACCAGATATGAATTCAACCAGCGAGGCTTCTGAGTCGGTAGAACTTAACGTGATAAGAATCGCGCTCGACCTGCTGTTCTAAGTATCCCGCTCTACTTACGCGTCTTAGATCGCCGCTTTCGGGCGGCAGGGGATCGCTTGCCTTTCAGCGGCCCAATCTCGCACTCCTCGACATCCTTCCGCTCAAGTACATAACCACTGCCCACCTTCCAGTGTTTGAGTCGATCGCTCTTCACCAGCCGGTGAATGTACTGCCGGGAAACGCCTTTAATGTCTGCCGCTTCAGGGATAGTAATCAAGTCTGCCATGACCATATTGTAGTTTACCCACGTCAACCTTGACAAGCCTATTCTGTAAGTCCTTTAGTTTCAGCATACTAGCGGACTGGATAAAATAACTAATTTACTAGTTGCTTAATCAGGTTTACAGTGGTAAACTCGTTGCCACTGGAGGCGTAACCCCATGAGCAAAACAGACAGAATCAAATTCGGAACCACGTGTATCTGGATATTAGTTTCTTCCAGTCCAGTAGAGGCGAGGAATGTTGTTAAGGCGTAAGGCCAGAAGGAGAGCGAATGGCAAGTAAAGGACTTGAGCGATTGAAGCGGTTAAGGAATCGGTTCGCAAGATTGAGACACCCGAAACACTTTCGCATGGCGCAAGTCGCGATCAAGACGGACTGTGGCGCAGCGATGTGCTTCATAGGCCACACGCTGGTTGCTGAGGGCTACAAGATGCGGCTTCGCAAGCAATGGCAAGCTTTTAGGGGCTGCGACGCAGCACGGAGTGATTACGATTTCATATCCCCTGCCGGGCGCAGGTCTCGCGAACCCTATCGCGCCGCGCAACGCCTGTTAGGCTTGAGCTGGCGGGAGGCGGAGGATCTATTTCAAGACTTCCGCGTTAAAACGATACCGCAGGCAATTAAGAAGTTGGATGCCTTAATTGCAGCAAAAGAACAACGCTAATCGGTTTCTTCAAGCCCCTACTGAGGGGCAGGAGTAGAAATGGAAGATAAAACAGATTCAGGTAAGGCAGAACAAAACCTTGGAGGCGAACGAACTGAGATCGAAAGCCAGTCTACGGGCCTCAATGGCGAGAGGTTTTCAATCAGCCGCCACAGCAACGGGTACTACGTCGTCTCGATCCCCAACTATGAGGGCGGGGAAGTGGTTCGCGCCGAAGTCTACGACGCTTTGGTAACTGAGCGAGACACGCTACGCGAAGCCGTGCGGATTGCCGCGTTAAGGCTTACCGAATTGAACGAACCGGTAAGCCCGCTGGGTGCGATTCGCGATGATCTTTACGCTGCTCTTTCACTTACTCAACCACAAGTAGAGGATTAGTCATGGCGGCAATAGAAACAGAGGTTTCCAAATGAACGGAATGCTTAGAGCAGAAGGATATTGAAATGCCAAACAAAGTTCGGATCATCGTGAAGCGCACCTATCAGCCGCCGATTGACACGCCTGCCAGTATTCGCTGGGCCACGGTTGAGATTGAAAACGACGAACTATTCAAGATGCTGGTCTATACCGGCACGGAGAAGGGCGACGACAAATACACATCGTCAACGGTGGTCGGGGCCGAGGCTATCTTGGAATAGCGTCAACGCAATAGCTCCGCGAAGCGGGCCACAATACGCAACGAGGAATACGCGCTCGTAATTGAAAGAAGGAATTTATGTCTACAGCAACACTCCCACAACCCTGCGAGAGGTTTACCGAACCGGAGATGGTTGAGATCAACATCGACTGCTCGAAGTGCGAGGGCCGGGGCCACGTAGAGGGATTGGCATTTGCTCGTGGTAATTCAGTTAGTGGGCCATACGAAGGCGGGGATCAGTGTTGCCCAGATTGTGAAGGGCTGGGTTACATCACGAAAGCAGTGTGTGAGTCTTGCAATCTCAGCCGAGATAACGAAGGCGAAGGGTTTTGTAGATGCCTGGATTGGAAGGATTAAACGAGCAATGGACGCCGTGCCGACCCCAACCACGAACTACAAGAAGTATGCGGTGGGATGGCTTGCGCCAGACGGGATGTACTACCCATGCGATACCCCCGCCCAACACTTCTCTCTCGCGTGCGCCTTGCTGAAGAAGTTTCACCCTCGTGTGTACACGAAGATCCGATTCGATCACGAGTCTCGAATAGACGACGAATTGCAGTTGCGGGGATGGATTCGGGTCGGCGCGATGATGTCATACAACTTCGGGTTCGTAATCTGGGTTAAGCCAAAGCAAAAACAGATCGACGTTATCTGGGACTACTGCCAAGCACTAAAGCGCGAAATGCCCAACTTAGAAGTTCAGTGAGGAATCGCTATGACTGAAACAAAAGTATCTGTGAAGCCCACCGAACGCCCGTGGGAAATCGCGACCGTTGGCAACCCTGTAGTTGTCGCCGGGTATGTCGTCAAGACTTTGGAAATCGTTTCCGAAGAGTCGGCGGAATGGATCGCGCAAGTTCGCACGAGGGCGGATGCCGAACTTCTGTGCGCGGCGGTAAATTCTTATTCTCCCGCCCCTCCTGATAAACAAGATGCGGCCCATGAATCGCTACCAAAGTTAATGGCTGGTCACGAGTGGAGAGAGATATCAGCCGCCAGCCGCTCCAGAATCAACGAGTATGCGGCTTCTGTAGAAAAGCTAGTAGAAGCGGCACGGGAGGCAATTAAGCTGTTCGACGTTGAGCGCGACTGGGGTGAGGTTATTGCTCTCCGTGAAGCTCTAGCACCTTTTGATCAAGGCTGAAATGTTACGCGCAATCAAACCTTACAAGCAGAAAGCGCCGCGACTTTACAGTGTACGGTGGCTGGAGGCTCGCCTTGATGAGTTGACTTCACGAATTGTCTTGCTGCGCGGCGCAGGCTGCGTCACATGCCCCGCACTTTCGAATCTAACAAACGGGCATCTGCTAACCCGAACATGGCGACCGACACGCTGGGACATTGAAGATGGCGGCAACTGCTACGTCCAGTGCGCGAACTGCAACATGGCCCACGAAGGCAATCCAGAACCGTTCCGCCGCTACTACATTTCCCGATTCGGACAAGAAGCACTAGACGATCTAACCCGGCGGGCGCATTCACACGACAAGATGAGCTATAGCGATCTCCATGAACTGTGGGAGCGATACAAAGCGATCCTGGCAGAAGAGAAAGCAGCTTGAGTTTCGAGGCGGCGGCTAAAAGAAGAAGGGAAGCAGCATGAACGGACTGTGCGATCAATGTCGATCTGAGGATGCAGTTGCAGAATGCGGCCACTGTAACGATAGTCGCGGCTATTGCGTAACGTGCTTGCTTGATCACGATTGCGAGGCGAAGCAATCCGAGAGCGAGTCCTAAACGGTGAAGAAAGAGAGGGCAGTAGCGTGAACTATGAAACCGCGTGTTCTACCGAAGCAGAGGGCGGCATTTTTAACTACGGCGTCCGCGTAAGTGTTGCTGCTCCCCGTGGAGTGACAGATGGAATTAAGAAGCTGTGCCGCCAATTTGAGCGCGAATTAGAAGAACAAATCACCCGCGACTTTTACGCGACCGACACACGGGCGCACGAACGTGCCAGCATAGATAAGCGTGCTTTCCTAGCTCTGTTTTCGGCTCCGATTTACGTTGAGGAAGTCCCAAACGGTTACTGTAGCCGAGCCTGTTGCGAGCATCTACCGTGGTTTGTTGTCACAACCGAGATTGGGCGCATCAAGATTGGCTGGCGCAAGAGAGTGATTGAAATTGACTGGACGGAGACCGCCGCAGGTAAAGCTGCGAATCTGTTTCCCGATGAGCAAGTCACCAAGGGCGACAAGATGATTCATGCGTGGGGCTACGAGGACGCAGCTAAGTACCTACAACAGATAATCGCGAGCGGCGCGGGTTCTCGCTGATAAGCACCGGAAGAGGGAGTAATGGAGAAGCCAATGCTAAACAAAGAACAGATTGAAGAGATTGAGGCGCGGCGGGAGGCAGCGGCGCCAGGGCCGTGGCAAGAGGGACAAGAAGGCAACTTACGGGTATACGGCCCGGATGGGCAGGGAACAATGTCAGGACTGATTGCGGAAGTCTTTAAGGGCCGTGCGAACGTCCGCTTTATCGCCAACGCTCCTACTGATATTTCTGCTCTACTTGCTTCTCACAAAGCATTGGAAGCAGAGGTCGAGCGGTGGAAACCAGTTAAAGAAGCAATGCCGGCAAAGGTGCGGGGGTATTTTTCTGGCTTCCCCTGCACCTGTAAGAGCAGGCTGGGAGAACACTTCGCGGTATGCCCGATAACGATTCGAAAAGAACTTCTCTCCGCTCTTGAACAGATAGAGGTGAAGTAATGACGCATATCAAGGGGCAGCAATGATTCAGTGCCAATTAAAACTCAAGTTGACGGCCCGCCAGGAACGACAGTTAGGCCACTGGCTGCGCCACCTTACGTCTGTTTGGAATTGGGCTGTCAAGAAGATCGAGAACGACGCTCGCAACGGGATTTACTACTCGCGCCTCACTTTCCGAAATTTGCTTAATGGCCACGGTCGAAAGATAGATGTCCCGCAGGACGCACTATGCGGAACGCTGGACACCGCTTACACGGCTTGGCGTCGGTGCTTTAAAAAGCAAACCCGTAGGCCACGTCTCAAGGGTCGCAGAAACCGGTTGAACTCGATTGCTTTTGGGCACGGCACTAGAGTTATCAACGGACGCGTGGTGATTCCCCGCATGGGCCGCGTTCGCTTCTACAAACAAGCCATCCCTATGGGGCACATCGGACAGTTCCGGTTAGTCAAGCGGGCTTCTGGTTGGTATGCCTGCCTATTTATTCAAGCCGACCGCGAGGCTGTTCCAGTGGTAGCAAGTGGAACAGTAGGCATCGATCCTGGCTTTAGTTCGCTGCTAACGCTTTCCACGGGCGAAAAGGTCGAGCACCCGCGAGAACTAGAAGCGTCCACGCTCCGGCTGGCCCAGGCACAACGGGGCAGCAATAAGAAACTGGCTGCTCGTATTCAAGAACGTATTAGCAATCAGCGCAAGGATCGAAACCACAAACTCTCACGCCGTCTTGTCGCTGAAAATCAACTAATCGCCTTCAGCGCGGATCGGCATAAATCAATCGCAAAACGGTTTGGTAAGAGTGTTGCTAGTTCAGGACACGCTCAACTTCGGCAAATGCTTTCCTACAAGAGCAAATGTCGTACAGACGGCCTTGGGGTTTACGTCGAAGTTGATTCAAGAAATTCCACCAAAACCTGTTCAGCCTGTGGGTGCCTGTCTGGGCCAACAGGACTAGCAGGCTTGAAGGTAAGGCAATGGGTGTGTGTGGCCTGTGGTGCCGAACACGACCGCGATATCAACGCGGCTGTGAACACGCTGATTGCCGGGGCGGGTGCCGTCCACGAGGGGCAAGTGATTGCCGCCTGAAATCCCTGATTTAAGTAAGCCGGGGAAGCTCATGTTAGTGAAACACCCGCTGACGAATGGTGGCCCATTGCCACGCAGCAAAGGAGCCAAGTAAGTGATAACAGAAGCAGATAGACAAAAGGAGATGGAGCAGAAATGACAATAAATAAATCACACCAACGTTGCGCTGACATAGCGGAAGCAGTGAACGACTCAATTAGAGACGCAGGGAAGTTCGCGTCTTTCATTCTAAATCCAAACACCTGCATCGTACCGCTAAGTAGCGGCAGGAACGGCCTGCGAACTGAACACCTGTATGACGATGGCGGGCAGTGCGTGTATTGCGGTGAAACCAAGGAGTGGCAATGAGTGATAAAGCACCAGAGCGAATCGAAAACGACACCGCGCCTTGTGGTTGTCCGATAATCCGCAACTGGGGGCGGAATGGGTATGATCAGGTAATCCACCGTCTCGGATGCTCCGGCGAGGTCTACACTCAAGCTGATTTAGACAAAGCAGTAGAGGATACCTGGCACTCTGTCGAAGTCGCCTTAACGCGCTTTGGGGTCAACATTCGCAAGGAAGACTTAATTCGAGCCCTTGAAGCAGCAAAGGCAGATTCATTTAATACGCAGCGCGAGGCGAAGGAATCGAGATCGAAAGACAGGAACGGAGAGTGAAGGCGATGGCGACAGAATTTGACGAATGGGCTACCCGCTTCGAGCGTCGTGAGGGCGTTGAAAGTTACGACTACAAAACACAGAGAACCAAACGGGTGACGCTGCCACCAAAGTGTATGTACCCCGTGAAAGAAGGCCCGCATAAAGTCGCGCACTTAGTTGACGCCAAGTTCCGCAGCCTCGATGGATATCCGACATGCAAGAAGCATTCTACGAACAACGTGCGTCCCGCGTGGCGGGGGTACATTGAAGGAGCATAACCAGCGAGGCGCAAGGTGCTGTAACACCAAATCCTTGTTTTGGTAGTTAGCAGGAGAGTAAAATCAAAGTCATGGCGGACTTCACTTTCAAAGATGGCGATCTTTACGTCAACGGGGAGCATGTTGGGCCAGTCTCATCAATGGGCCTTACCGTTAGTCTTCCAGAAGGCACTTACACCGTATGCGTACAGCGGCGCGAGCTAGAATGGCCTGACGTGGTACTTGAAGATGTGTTAGACGCTGAGTTTATTGGAGACTGAATGGACGACACAGAAGCTCGCCAACTTCTACTTGATGCAGGCATACCGGAAGAGATGATCACCCGAGACACTCTCGACCTCGCCTCTGCAATAGGAGATGGTATCGCCCGCGCTTTCGCTAAGAAGGTCGCTCAGCGACTGGTTGAAGCTGACTGGCCCGAGATGCTCCGCAATTTGGATGCTGCTCGCGACCGCTTTGCGCAACTTGGGATTCACGTGGCTAGCGAGTTGTAGCCTTCTTCCCGCGCCTTCCTCTTTTCTTCTTGCTTAACTCTCCAAGCCTCTGCTTCTTCTTCGGTCATTCCTGAATCAAGAACTGATCCACTTATCTCTCCTGCCTTTGGTGGTGGCTGTTCTGCTTCGCTCATTTTGGCATCACTCCCCAGATAGTTGGAACCGCTAACACTTGCCCGGCTGGAATAGTTGTTTGACCAAACTGCAAGCCAATAAAGATTTCACACTTGTGATCCTCAAGCAGTTTCAGTATCCCGTCTTTGCACTTTTCTGCGCGTTCCTTCTGTTTCTTCTCCAAGTCCTGCCTTACGATCTCTTCTGAGACCGAATCAAGTGAACGTGTTTTGTTTTTCTTTCCCATATTAGTTAAACGTTGCTGTTCCAGTTAAGTCTCCAACCCACTGAGTAGTTGAGATAGCAATGAGCCTAATACGAGACCCGACCGCATCCAGAGTTACATTTCCACCACTGGTTGAAACCGATGCGCCAACCCGAATCGTCACCGACCCGCCAATGTCAATCGTCACGGTCTGGTTTGCATCTCGCACGAATTCATACTTCATTCCTACAACCGGAGTTGGCAAGGTGAAGACGATCGCGCCGCTTGCGCCCGTGTTGGTAAAGAACGTATTTACCTCACTTGCTAAAACAGTGTAGTCGGCAGTCTTGGCAACCACAGGCTTCCATGCGTTAAGATGCCCTCCGCTTGATACCTTGAATTTCTGAACTCCAGCGATCTGCCAGTTCGCTAAGTCAGCAACCGATCCACTTGCAGCATTGATCGCAAACTGGGTTCCACTTGATGAGCCAGTAAAAAACCCAGAGGTTGAACCGTCCCACGCACCACCGCCTAGACTAATGGTTCCATAGTTTGCTGAGGCTGTGGGAGCCACGAGGATCGAGAGCTTTGATACTGGGGCCGTAGATGAACCGAGACCCGTTAGACCCTCAAATTGATTGCGTGAATTTGCGCCCCGAGACCGGAAGTTGTAATGCGTGGTTACTCCCGTAACCCCCGACTGATCAAAGCAATCGAATCCAACTAACGTTGCGCACGTCGCTCCACTTGCGATCGAAGGTGTATCGGCTCTGAAGTGGTAGAAGATTCCTACATCTGTAGTTGTCCCTGTAATCGAAAGGGCTGAGTTGAATCCTCTGGCCGAGGTAATATCTGTCCCGCCAGAAAGCGTGTACTGAGCTAAAGCGCCGATACTGACATCTATGAGTCCAGCAGATCCGCTTGAAGTATCGATCTGCGATAGGGTGCCGATTCCTAATGCCGTGGTGCCGTTCGACGTGTGGTTGTAAAGATTCACTGCCGCTTCTGCGGTAGTCCATCGAGTGCTTGCAACGTGAAGAATCTCGCCCGTACATCCGATGATCTTCCCAAGGTGCGTCTGCGTGCTCCCTGAGTCAGAGATTTCTTCAAGCAGGGAGCGGTTTCCATAAACCTCCGAGATCGCGGGGAGCACGGTTGAGGTCTTGATCTGAACCCACGTTCCTAAGCCCTCAAACTTAATGGTCCCGTATGGACCATTACCGGAAAGTGGATCGTAAGTCGTTGAATAATGCGTTAGGTCGGTGAGTAGTTCTCGAATCGTGATCACTGCGCCGCCGACCGCGCCCGCTGTTCTCTGATCGGGATAGACCGGAAGATACCCGGCGGTGGGGTTTATATGCCCATTTCCGAAAGCTACGTGGTGAGCAATCAGATCATCCGTATCCGGGTTGTACTGTGGGGTGAAGGCTCTTAACTCCGTTCCATCATGCCCGGCGATCACAGAAAAACCCGGTCTGAGGATTACTTCTTCCGAGCCTCCGTCTGTCTTTACTGAAACCGTTCTAACCGGAGCCGTGTAGCCAGCAGTATCGGGAGGTTTTGCAATGTTCCAAAGTACGTTAGGGCCAGCGGGCGTGTCAGTTCTATTCCAAACTACTGCCCGATCGGATGAAATGTTCCCAGTGAACTTAGATGCTCTACCTTGAAAGACAGTGGCAGCAGGGGTTAACGATCCTCCGGTGTTGGCAATGGAATGAGATTGAAGGGAGCCGGTAAATTCGTCGCCGATACTGGCCAGCCGATCATTGATCTGCGGGACAAGGGTTGAGTATGGCGGTACGACTGGAGTTATTGACATTGTAGCGAGTTACAGTAAAACCATTGAAAGCGCAGGAGAGTAGTCAGCTCCGAAAAGAACGTTCAAAGCGCCGCCTGAATCCTGAAATGCCATGAGTTCAACGTAGTCACTTGCCGCCATCTGCCAGTGAACGGTAATTACTAGGTTTTGAATGATATTCGTGGACGGCAGTGTTAGTGATGAAATGTACTGGGTCCCATTCATTCGCAAAGATATTTGACGCAATGTCCCTCCGGCGCTGGCCGCAAACGAGGCATGGCCCACGATGGAGTAGAGGCCTGCAACCGGGGCCACCAGGCGAGAAGTGTTGCTCGAAGTGGAGTGCAGGGCAGCGGTGTCGAATCGCTCCGAATCAAACGTAAGAGCGGTGAGCGTGGTATTCGGAACGGAGATATTCGCGGAATTATAGACCCGCGCACCAACCGCAGTCTGCGCTCGAATCCACGTCAGCAGTGATGAGAGGGTTGTTCGGTAGGACGCGCTGCTGGCCGCGTTCTCAAATTCATCGGTGCCAGCTAGTGATGTCCGTGCTGATAAGTCGGTGATTTTCTTTGCCATATCTTTTACTCCACTATTCGATCCTGACCCGCTTCAGTTATTCGGGTTTCGCCGCCCTCTGTTGTTCGTAGATCGTAAGCAGACAGGAACGCAGACACGCCAGGGATACTTGATAGTCGGCCAACCTGCCAGAACTCGACGTCGATCTGAGAAATACCAGGGCCGGTTTCATCCTGCCCCAAATCAAACTGCTGTTGCCTTAACGCGTAGATCGTATGGGGCCGATTAAACCCGCTCATAGTTAGGTCGGTAGCACTCGCTGTCCCGTTGTGATTAGTACTGAGAAGGGTCGCCATCACGAGATTAGATTCTGGTAAGTAAGGGGTTCTTCCGATATAAATTGGAGCATCCTTGGCCGCAACGGGACTACCTGAACTGGCCGCGTAAAATCTGACCTCCGTACCAGACAGCCCAACTCCGAAATAAATCACTCCCCCATCTGTTCGGAAATCGGTAGCAAAACTTTCAGACGATCCGCCCTCACCGCCATAGAGAGCGTCAAAGCACGACACGCGCACTGTTTCAGCATCTACGTAAGCGATCTTCAGCTGCAGAAATGGAGTAAACCCAAACCCTGACACCGACGCAGGATCGGCAAGGATGATCCAGACCGTGCTATAAGGCGTTCCGCTTCCCGAAGTAACCGTAGCCACGCCCTCAACCAGCATCTGTTCTTCAGGAGTGAATTGCTGAACGCTGTAAGCAAAGGCAGAACCAAAGGCCGCGCCTGACGCTAATGTCACGTCATTATTCTGAATAGTCAGCGTTCCGTCAGCGACTGCGCTTTCAATCATCATCGCTGCGTAACGAGTACCAACCACTATCGGGATTTCTCTCAGCAGGGAATCATCTGCGGGGTTGGTGATGCGGGCCATGTAGAGCGCGGGCAATTCATCCAAACGAGGATGCCCGGTCGCGCTAATCAACCAGTCACCCGAAAGATCGCGAGTTGCTGCGAGTGCGGTTGGGCGATGAGCCCGCAGAGCATTACCAGTCCAGACAGCCGGAATGGTTGCCGCGTCATCCAGAGATTGCCCGTGGGTCACTGCCTTGTAATCGTATTCTACTTGCATGTCTGTTACTTCCATCGGAACAAACGTCACCGCTTCATTCAAAAGTACAAAACGATCTCCAGCGGCAACGCCTGCTATATGCTCGTCTGTTTCTTTCTGCCCATTCAGTAAAGTTGAGAGTGTCCAGCGGTTCGGGTATCCAGCAACCTGAACGGCGTCAGCGAAGTTGAAAACCATGTCCCCTGCTAACGCTGGGTTTGCTCCGCCCTCAATATCTGCTTCAGTAACACTCGAAAGCGTTTGGGTCGTGCCGTAGAGATCCACAACGATCTCGCCCGTGTGATCAACGCTATCGGGATCGGTCGAGAGGGAAGAGACGCTAACAACGGTTCCAATAGTTCCCGGCAGCTGTGACTGGGCAAGCGTTGTCCATTGGTTGTTCTTATGGATTAAGAGCGCAAACCCCTGCCACGCTTGGTCAACTCCAGTTCGGGGAGTCCCCACGACATACCACCCCACTCCATCGTTGTTTGTAATGTCCCCATCTCTCAACAATGGAGTATCCAGCAAGCTCATGATCGTCATTGCCGGAATCTGCTGGGCGGGTACGTGGTGCGGCGGAAATGCCCCTGTCGCTGGCTGAGTGAACACAGAAGGCTCTAACGCTATCCCCTCGCATTCCAGAAGCCCTATGCCGCCAGAAACAGAGGTTAATCGTAGTGTGTGAGTGAATCCCTCAGCCCGATTGATAACAATCCTATAGCCGGGATAAACGTAGATATACGTCCAAGGCAGGGTGAACTTATAAGCAGTTCCAGCAACGTAGTCCCGGTAGAGTTTTCTCTGCGCGATCGCGCGCGCCTCATCTGCCAAGAGCGTTAACTGAAGCTCCAGTAATTCGGTTGTTTCACCGTCCGTGATCTGCCGTTTGGCGCTTTGAGTGTTCGGGTCCCAGTCATTGTCAGGATCGATGAACTTAACGTCCACTTGGCGGGCTAATGAGATTTCAGAAGCTAATATCGATTCGATTTCAGGGATGATATCAGGAACATCCTGCTCGCCATCCAGCCATCCTATTTCAGTGTCATCTACTTCTAATTCAGGCTCGTCACCTTCAGGATAGGCGACGATCTGCCCCTCAGCTTCCGTGACAAAGAAATTTCCGGCTAACTGAATCTCAGGCGAGCCCATGATTTCCGCCGGCTGAAACAATCGCCCCGAGATAATCAAACCCCGACACGCCTGATCAGACAGAAGCGTGAAGTCGTAGTCATCGTTTGCGGCCAATACCCCGACGCGTTCACAGAAGGCCGCGAAGATGTCGCCCCAGGTCTTTAAGGTTGTGTGTTCTAAAACAGCCGTGTAGTTGGGGACGATTCCGCTTGTCCGCGATAGGTCATACTGACTGTGACGAGTGAGGGCGTGATTACGATAAGCCGGAGTTGATCCGGTTCCATACCGCGCATCAATGTCGGCTTCAATAACTGGATCTGGGTCTTGTGTTGCGTTACCTTCATAGAAAGCGAACGCAGACCCGCCTGACTGAATTGTTCCCGTCCCTACATTGTCACCGTCAAAGGCAATCTCAGCGTCTACGCGCTTTCGCGGTGTTGGGTAATCCGGCTGGGGATCGGGTGGTGCCGATGGATCATAAGGAGAGTCTGCCGGTATATCAGGATCGTAAACGCCGGTCGGCCCCGGAGACTGGGTGTATTGATCGATGATGATGTCAGCATTTGCATACTCGCGTAAAAGCCTTAGTGGTCCACGCCCCCACATTAACGCCAGGTCGATATTGTAAGTCGTGTTTTCAACCGTCTGGGTTCGCGAGCCCCCACCCTTACCACCTTGTGCTCGCTGTTGAGTAACTGTGACGATCTTTCTAATGCCAGAAGTCCACACGATGATTGCTGGAATTTTGATCCCGCCCCGCCCCGCATTCGGAGCGTCACCAATACTTCCAATTTGAACCTTTGCATCACTCACACCGGCGCCCGTCGAATACATGATGACGCCAAACCACATCGTTGCAGGTTGGGCGGGAAGCGCAGCCGGAAAGGTTAAGATTTCTGCCGATCCCTGGTAGAGATGAAATCTCCCTGATCGGACTTCGACCGTGAATTCGTCGCCTATAGTTGTGTGGTCTGTTTCACCGTTAACTCCATTTATAACCGGGAATATCGGCCCGTCGGGATGCCACGCCACCCCAAAGATCATATCCGCTTCCACGTCGCCCGAGCCTGTCGGTGTGGCCGTGCTAAAGAACCCGGCCCCGGCGAATCCTGTTCCTCGGGTTACACGAATAAACGCATCCTGCCCTGCGGAGATCGCTACGTTATGACTTGCACCTGCGTTGTATGTATTGTTCGCTCCTGAAGTCTTAGTGATGGCCCCGCCTGCGCCCGCCGTGGTGTTGGTGAGGTTCTGATATGTCGGGGAGGTTCCGGTGACGATCGTAACGTCTGGGCCAGCCCCGTAGATTTCAGGGATGAATAGCCCTTGTTCAGAGTTTTGGATCTGAATCGATCCTGAAAGTTTCCCTTGTTGAAGCTTGGGCGGTTTGGGGGCAAGGGCCGACGAAATTAAATAGGATGCCGTAGACAGGGCGACAGAGATCGCGATTGAGATGCCGATAGAGATCGGGTCCGCCACTTGACCTTCTTCAAGTGACGCTTCCAGCTCTGCGCGTTTCCGCGCAACCATCTGCTGATAAGTTTCTTTGATCTCACTGATCACTCGTGCGCTCTCCAGACAGAATGAATACGACGCATCCAGTGCGCGTCCATGCGATGTGATCTAACTCCGTGCTCAGACGCGTGAATAATAAAAGTCGTTTTAGGTGTGACTGCCTTCACGAATGCAAGGTGCCGGGGTACGTTAGGAGCCTTTAACGCCTCATCACACAGGGCCAATACATCACCTGGTTGTCGTTCTTCAGTCGGGACAAATTCAGCGTTATCACCTAACAGGGACATCATGATCGTGCCGTCTTCTCGCGGTCGATAGTTATGCGGGATCTCTATCTGCTGAGAGTCCACACGAGCCGCGTTAATGACATTGGCAACGAAGTGGGCACAGTCAATTCCGTGATGCCTCAATCGGCCCTGGTGCAAAAACGGCGTGCCGACATAGCTCTCAGCCTCTGCAACTATTTTTTCCGCTAGTGTGCTCATTCGGGGTATTTCAAAATGCCTTTAAGTCCCGGCAAATCCGGTTCACCATTAAAGGCGTCCGCAGCTCCGAACTTGTCCCTCGCTTGAGTTCTTGTACCGTCATATCCAGCGATCAACGTCACGGTGTCACCGATCTGAATCTCTGATCGCATCGGCAAAACAAGTTCAATTACATTCCCGGTGTTCGTCTTGATCTCCATCTCTAAATTATCGTTATCACCTCCAGTCCATTCTGCTCTACCATATTGGAAGTAGTCGTTGGCCTGAGCCGCGCCCCCTACGGTGAACCGCCGATAATCCGTTACGGCAGTAACAGTTCGAGCGTGGGTGAATGGCGTCATATCCACGCCCAAATCCTCAGGCCGACGATTTCGATCTACTGGTGATGTGAGTTCCCCGATCTCCTGTGAAAGCAAATCGGAGAGTGAGCGCAGTTCGACCGTGAAAGTCCCGTTGTTAATCGAGACCTTCCCGGCTTGCCCTTTAACCTTTTGTACTGAGCCTTGGCTTAGGTTGAGGTAGTTGACGATCTCATACTGGATCTTCGCGTTCTTCCACTTACCACCCTGCAACTCTTCTTCGGTAACAATGTCATCGAAGATCCCGAATAGTTCAACGTGGTTAGCATTCTTAACTCCCAGCGTTTGAGTAAACCTGGTTGTCTCACATTGGGCAGCTTTGTAGAGAACGGTTTCAAATGTGAGATTGCGGGTGTGAGCAGCATAAGCCGCTACGGTGCCATCCGTCGCGGTCATCCGCCATATTGGACACAGGAAGGTGACGTTGCCTTGTAGATGCTCTAAGAGGGCTGCGCTGGGCATCAGAAACCCAGACTAGCAGGGATGAGGGATTTATTTTTTCGGCTTGCGCGGGCGTCCAGGTTTCCGGTCCCTAACTAACTTCAGATCCTTTTCCTCAACAAACCAATCACGCCCTAACTTTTTGGCAGGCAGTCGCCCAGTGGTGATCAGCACTCGCACTCTTTCTTGCGAAACCCCTAATTTTTGGGCGATTTCAGCCGTTCCGAGCATGGCTAATTATGAGCCATTAAAAACTATTCCGCAAGCCATTATTTACTTGACTTAATTATTGGCGTCCCCTATAGTTTCCGCGTTGACAAAAGAACGGCCCCGCGGGTGCTACCAACACCCCGGAGCCACGGCGACATTAACCACCGGATTAGGAGAAGCCAATGCCACTCGCACAAGTTACCACTCCCGCCCCGTCCGATTCAATCCGACCAACTGAATATCAGTTAGCCGTCCGCAAAGCCCAGCTTCGAGATATGACGATCTGCGTTGCGGCCAACTCTCATTCATCTGCTGACGCTATCGAATGGCGCGATATGTTCTGCCATGACTGCGACGTGCTTGAGTGCCTGAAGGGTACTGCTGAACAACTCGCTGCCAAGGTGATCGGGCTTGAGTGGATCGTTGAAAACGCCAAGACCTTTGACGCGATCTGTCCCGCCTGCGTGGAGGTCTTCGGATGACGAATATTTCCACAATCGAAACCTACGGCGCAAACAGTTTCATTAAGGCAGCTCATGAACGTCCGCGCGTTCAGCGCATCAATGCAACGGGCCATCTTGCCTTTACTGTCACCACGGATCACTCGCGCTACATCGTCCGACTCGCCCTTGAATCCGACAGGCCTTTGGCTGAATGCGTTCGTGCCAACTCAGGCGAACCCTGCAAAGGATTCTCAACAGCCAAGCACTGCTTCCACGTCGGGTCTGTTCTGCTCTCAATTTCAAAGGAGACTTCCAATGCCTAAGACCAAACTTCAACCAGTGTTCACAGAGGTAATCAAAGAACGACCTGCCTCCTATCCGTTAATTGAAAAATGGACACAACAGATATGCGCTGACGGGGATGATCGCGCAGAGCACACCGCTGCCTTCTTGGTCTTGTTGGATGAAATCGAACGGGCAGAAGGCGACCACCAGCGGATCGCGATGATCGTCTGGAGCGCTAAGCGCGCCGCCTATTCACTCAGTGAGTTTGCGGACTCTGCGATGAACAAACTTATTGAAGAGATACGGTCCCAAAACAAGCTAAGGCTCGTGAAGATGGTCAAGCAGGACAAGAAAGCCAGGAAGAGTGTCGCGAAAAAGAAAAGTCCCGCGAAGAAATGAGCTATCGGGGAGTGTGATCAATCTGTGCGTCCGATGTAGACCGCGCGGCTGTGTTGGACGCAACCCCGTAACGTTTTGATCAACAACTCCCCGACCAAAAATAAATCGGAGTTCTATGTTTCACTTATCACTGACGACGGTTCGGGTGCATTCGGACTATTCGTCCCACATTTAGACTTGCCGGCAGAAGCTCTTGACTGACGCGATGCACCGCGAAGGTCAGGGGCTTTCGCTTTTAGGAGATTAGCTACATGGCACAAGCAGCAACAAAAATGGCGATAGCACCACAACGCACGGAGTTGGTGATTCAAGCGCCGAACTTGCAGGTGATAGAGTTTCAAGTTCGCGGAACCGCCCCTTACGTTCAGCATCGTTTCTGGAAGAAAGCAGAAATGATGGAGGAACAAGGAAAGGGGACCACTAAGCAATCAAAATCCAAAAAGGTTAGACCGCCCAAAGACTTTGAAAAAGACTACGAGCAGAGCAAGCATGTCTCAACCGAAGGGTGGATCGGCATCCCCGCACCCGCTTTTCGTAATGCGATGATTTCCGCTTGTCGGGTGAGCGGATTCGTCATGACACGCGCGAAGCTCTCGGTATTTATCTTGCCTGACGGCTTTGATCAGGATGACGGAACCCCGCTCGTTAAGATAAAGGGCAAGCCTCAAATGCACACGTCACGTGTTCGGAACGACAATGGCAGTCCAGACATCCGATCCAGGGCGATGTTTCCAGCGTGGGGATGTACGTTGCGGGTTCGCTACGATGGGGATCAATTTTCCTCCATTGATATTGCAAACCTAATCGAACGGGCCGGTCTTCAGGTTGGGATCGGCGAGGGTCGTCCTGATTCGCCAAAAGGCACTGGCATGGGATGGGGAACGTTCACAACAGGGAAGGATTAACAGTGAAAATGGACGATCTAAAACAACAACTCGAAACCATCCGGCTGTCTCAAGGTGGAATACTCACCGAAGAGGCGATAGTAGTCGCAGCACGGCCCAAGAAACACCCGCTCCACAATGAGTTCACTTGGGACAATTCTGCCGCCGCTAAACAGTGGAGGCTCGAAGAGGCTCGAAGGTTAATCCGAAGTGTCTATGTGACTATCGAGTCGCCTAAACACACGCCGATATCAGTCCGCGCCTACGCGTCGTTGCCATCGGATAGGGAGGGATCTGGAGGGTACCGAGCGATTCAAGACGTGCTGGCGAATAAAGACCTCCGCAGGGAATTGTTAGCAGCAGCGCTATCAGAGTTGGATGCATTCAAAAAGCGTTACAGCAACTTAACCCAACTGGCTCCGGTATTTTCTGCATTGGAGTTGGTTAAGACAAAGCAAACGCGTAAGACATCGTCCAAAACAATGCGGCGGCGACCTGAGGCTGCGTTATAATTTTAGGTAGGCACGGCGGGTCACGACGAGTCAGGATCAGGCATGGCGCGGA